GTTCAACAATACTACTTTGTTCAGGTGTCTCTACCTGTTCAGTATTGCTCTCTAAAATCTTTTCGGCTTTAGTTTCTGCCATGTCAGCTTTTGTAGCCATATTATCAACATTTAACTCTACTGCTTTATCTTCCATTATCTGTTCCTCATTTTAGCTAAATAAATACCTCTGTATATGTCTGAGCGTTTAGAACTTCCAACCTTACCACCCTTTGACATCTTTACCAGTTCTCTCATTTGAGCAAGAAATGGTGACCTTCTAATCTTTTGTTTACCAACAATTGGGGTGTTTGCTATTCCACCAGCTTGAAACCCCGGAACTCCAATTTTCTTAAAAACCTCAGCAGCTGACATACCAAAATGCTCCCCTAACCTTTTCTGCTGCTTAGCGTTCAAAACAACCTCACCCGGTGTGAGCATTGCCGGAACTGTATCTGTGTTCTTTTTAGCCATTTATTTTTTTAATAATTGTGCTTTTTTATACTTAGGTTTTATCTGTTTTTTCCCCTTAAACACTACACCCCTTTCCTTCATCATCGCCCCATGTGGCATATCAGTAGTTTTCTTCTTTTTCTTCCCACCTTCACCAAGGGGTAAACTGCCACCAGCAGCCTTGGGCATTTTTAAACCAATTTTTTCCATCTTTTGAGCTTTATCTTTTGCATCCCGGGCACTCTGCTCTTTTACTAATTGTGGCAAAACCATATTTCCACCAGATATAAACTTATCCCACAAATCATTCTCTAAATCAGGAGCGTTCTCTAAACTTTTGCGATATTCCCTGCCGGATTGTTTTTGTAATACTTTTCCACCTGTTTGTAAACCTTTTGCTTTTTTCATTAATTTATGTTTTTTTCCAAAACTCGCCAAAGCTCTCTTATGCTTAATTGCATCCAAAGCTTTTGGCATTGACCTATCACCCTCTATCATTGTGACATCTTCTTTGTATCCTGCTCCTGTATGTTTAGCCCATGGGATATATTTACTAGACTTTTTCTTTTTTACTTTCCCACCTTTTTGATATTTCTTTAACAACATTACGATGCTCCTTTTTGCTTGTTCGCCTTGTCATGCTCAATTCTAAGTTTCTCTTCGTCTGTAATCATACCTCTTTCAATCTTTTGATTTTCTAATAAAGCTTTTGTTCTCTCTATATCACCCTGTTCTTGTGCTGATTCAGATTGAGATTGAAGCATATTCGTTATAAACTCTAACATCTTGTCAGAACCCTTAATTGGGGCATATTCCACAAGTGTCTGGATATCAACCAATGCTGGATTTATCTGACCAATAACATTTACCATAGCCAACATCTTGTTAAAATTCTCTTCCTTGTTGGTAACATTCTCATCACCCTCATCAAGCTCAACATATATCGAAGGATTTTTTACACTGTTTATGGTCTGACCTACCATTGAAAGATTTACAATCGCTTCTGCAAAAACACCCTCGTTCTTTGTCTCTACAATTCTATTTTCCTCTGAGTAAACCCACCCAAAATTATCCAGAAAATCCTCGGCAATTACCTTTCTTAATCGTGAAAGATTCTTAAAATATGGGTTAATTGCAGCAGCTGCCCTCTCTACCTTAGCCTCAAACAATACACCCGATTCCCCACTTCTCGCTGTTTCACCCTTCATTGCCTCACTTACTAAACTGACCCTCTGGGCATATGCAAAAGAATTCTCACTGTTTGTTAAAATATCCGGTGGAACTGTCTGGGGTGGCATTTTCTGAGGCATGAGTTGTGGATTGTTCAGTTCGTATACTTGATTTGGTTGATTGCCATGCGTTTTTAATTTCTTAACTGTTTCTTTCTCTCGCTTATCAATGAAAATACCACCCGACAATATCTGTGTCACATAATCCCTCACCTGTGATTTTGCCTTGTTTACATCATCTTGAACATCTATCAGAAGGTCTACAAGAGATGTTTGCTCTGAAACCTGCATATTGTAATTATAAGAGAAAACCGGGAAAACATCAAAATTAGATGTGGGGTTTGGCATATCTGTATCAAGAACAACTGCGTTGCTAAAGTGAGGTATAATTGCAGTTACATGAATTCTGTCCTCATCAAACTCTGATATCTTCTGTATGTTTGGATTTTGGCTTGATATCTTATTAAAATCACCCCTTGGAAGATTCATATAATTCTCACCATCAAATATCCGGTACATCTTCCGGGTGACCCTTTCTTGCATCTCTAAAATCTTGTATCGGTCATTCTCTTTATCATAACCCTCTGAGTTATTAGAACTAAACTCTTTGTTAGCAAACCTCTGGAATACCTGACTTAACTGGTTCCACCAGTTTACCTTTTCAACAATTTTGTACTCTTCTGGCTTTATTCCATACTTTTCTTTAATGACCGAGAGGGGTTCCCAACCCTCTTTAATTATCCAACGACATTTTTCGAGCCTGTAGTCTGAACCTTTTGTTTCCGGGTCTGGGAACACCCTCATGTTGTTCAATACTTCGTAGTGAAAATCCAAGTATCCTTCATTGGTCATTTCAAAACTTCGCTGTATCCAACCACCTACCCTCGTACTTAAAGCATCTACGAAAGCAATCTGTAACTTATCCTCAACATCATGCTTATCAACAAGAGCGTTCCATCTGCCCTGAATAATATCGCAAATATCTATGCTGTCCCTTGTGGTAGGTTTAAAACTTGCACTTCTTCTGTTTAACTGCTCGTTACCCTGAAGAGTTGAAATTATGGGTACGATAATATTGTATTTTAAGGTGGGTTTTTTCAGCTTTTGTGCAGCTGATATCTCACTGCTAGACCATGAGTTATTGTTTACATATCTAACAGCTTTTTCGGAGGCAGTTCTGGCATCTGTGAAAGCTCTCACAGCAAACCTATATGCCTTTAAAACTTTATCTGATGTGGTGGTTTCTCCTCCGGTTCCCCCGGATGTCCCACCCGACTTGTTACCTTCGTCAGCTAAAGTCCATGTTTGGCTTTTATACCAATCGGATGATGTTGCCAATTATAAAGTTTTCCAGTTTCCTATTCCATCGTTTCCTCTATCTTTTACTCTAGAACGCCATCCTCTCTCACTCTCATTTTCATCGCTTATTCCCTGAAGTAGTTTCGTTGCTCCATACCTAAGAGCATCATAATGATGGTCTTCTGAATGTGTATCAATATCTTCAGGGTCGTTTTCAGCTGCTGGTAAATTAGGTATAGTTTCTATACAGTTCAAGCAATTATCTGTAACTCTTATTTTTGCGTTACCTTTAAAAGGTACTTCAAAGCACTCATAAACCACTTTTGCCCCGGATTTTCTGTCATTGTTCCCTTTGCTTAAATGTATACCCTCATCTCCATAAAACATCTGTGGAGAATATAACATACCCTCTTTTTCTGAATGTTTTGCCCAATATGCTGGGTCTGCAATATCATCATCAAAATCTGGTGTTTTAAGTTTATATTTTTTCCATGAATATTCAATTACCTTTTGGGCTTGTTTACTGGCTGAAAGACCTCTTTCAGTAATCTCATCAAAAATGATAAGCTCATCATCACTGTTAACAGCAGCGTAAAGACAAACAAATGGATTCTTTGTCCCATAATCATAAAATCTATACAGCGAATGTGTCTCTTTAGTGAACTGTTTCCCATATGTGAACTTCTCCTTTGGGATTACATGGTGAACTATATTAAAATTATCAAAAAATGTCCCGGCAAAAACATCCCATCTCCCCTCAAGCCACATTGCTCTTAATATTGGATTTAACTTCTTTAACTTTCTTACATAACCGGGGTCGTTATTAGTCAGTGTCGGATTATCAAACACTGTTGCCGGGATAAATTGGTAGGTAATTTTTTCATCATCTTTAAACACCTTTCCGGTATCAAATCTCTGATAATGAACATCAAATTCTTTATTATATACTTTATCACCCACCGGAACTGGTGGGCATCTTTCCACAAATCTCTTTTTAAGCCAAATATGTCCAATATTCCCCGGATTGGATGTAAGACACATCTGTGGTGGAAGCTCTTTGTTACTGGTTCTTACACTGGTGGATAGCTCGTCTACCCAAGTTTCTGGGAACTGGTTAGCTTCATCTATGCCGATGAAGTTATAATTTCCTCCAATGTAGTTGTCTAATGCTCGTCTATCTTGACAATGTACGAGATATACCTTTGCTCCACTTGGGAATAGGTAACATTTATTTCTCTCCTGCCAACTGGCATTGTAGAGCTTGTATAGCTTGTTACATTCGGGCTTGAGATTCCTCTCAAGTTGGGGATAAGTTCTTCTGACAAGTAACGCAATGTAGTCTGGGTAATCGATACTGAGTTTTTCCACCCGGGCTTCAACCAGCTGATTATCACCTCGAAGTGATTTCGCTTCTTTTTCACTTATCTTGTCACCCTTGTAAAGATAATGCCATTTTCTCGGTGTTAGTGCAGCTTTCCATGCAAGTGTAAAGCTCTTACCACCACCCCTCGCTCCACCATAAAACAC